TGATTATGCACCGCTCCACTACCTGTTGTCCTAGTAGATGTTAACGCCGAAAGCTCCCCCACACTATTAATGTATGTTGGTTGGGTTGCGAATGCTTGCGCTGTAGAGGTGATAAAATCAATAACATGATTATGTGATGGCATTTGAGCTACTGATAAAGCTAAATCACCCGTCGTATGAGAATGAGAAGCTCCATTCGTATGTAAATGACTAGGCTGAGTCCAAGTTCCTGCCTGAGTGCCTCCAGCTACATTATAAGCTCCAGAAGAACCCTTAACAGCCAATACAGCATCAACAGCAGTTGCATCAATAGTCCAACCTGTTGGCGCTACATTTTGATAGAACCATACTTTTGTTGTGCTCGCAAAAAACCGACTGTCGTTTCCTTCGCATACTGTGCCTGCAGAAGAACCAAAATCTGCTTTTGTCAATATATTTGACATAGCCGTTATTAATATTGCAAGATCAGAATCAGATATTGTATAGCCTTTATTGCTCATCATTGTGCCAATAGCAGATACCATGGTTGTTACTTGATAAAACAATTTGTTAGCCAACTCTTTGGCAAAAACACCGGTGACAGCCCCTCCTGTCCTCATAGTATCAATACTATATTGATTATCGGTTTTCTGGTTATTTTGTGCCGGATTCCATTGTAAAAAATTACTTGCCATTCCTATCTCTCCTTTTAATTATGCAAAACTACCAATATCAAAACCAGATATATATTCATCATCCCTATCAAAACCAAAATATGGTAATGCTCCATAATGATAATTAATTTGAACACCTTGCGGTCTTGGAACAATATAATCATTAACAATTAAATCTATAATAATTGCAGAAAACGCCCCTGTTAAAAAAACATCAATTGTCATATTCTGATTGTCTTGTACAACAATTTTACCTCCGGGAAATATTTGTTGCCAATAATCTTGCATCGTAGCAGCTTTCCCATCCCATCTATTACACAAAACTTTATTTTTTAACAAAATACGATAAATATCATCCTCAAGAATGGGACTGCTACCGTCTGTTGGATTAAAATCAACCTTTCTATATTGGCCCAGTAATAATCCTAAGATATCTAATTGGTCACCAATACAAGCATCAAAATTAAAATATGTAAAATCATACTCTCCGTCTTTAACTGTTAAATAATCATCATTTTTAAATATCGAAGTATTTTCGGCAATTGTATTTAAAGAAAAATAGTATGGCAAATTTGCAGCTAATTCTTGAATATCTTGAACCATTTCTAAAAAAACATTTACCCACGCCAAAAACTTTGTCGAGTTTTGATATTGACTTGTTATTAAAGTTAAATATTCAGTTGGCGTTGGTTCATAAGCATTTTGCCTCCCATAATCACTGGCAATAATTAAAGGATTATGAATTATAACAGAAACAGTATCGCTAAACCCGCCATAAATTGCAACAATAGTTGATGTTCCTACTTCCCAACTCTTTAATAACCCATTAACACTCTCACTAAACTCTGCTATTACAGGGGAACCAGAAACACTCCACATCGCAGATTCCGTAATGTCCTCGACTTCTCCATTGTCGTAAATGGCCAAAGCTGTAAACAAAACAGTATCACCTAAATAAATATTTGCTTCTCCTGGTTTTATTTCAATTGAAACTATACTCATTTTTATTATCCTTATGATGAGGTAACTATAATATAAGCTTCGTTTCCTTGTGCAACCTCATTGTAATCTATCGCGATATCTGCTTGTAATGTTGGACTTGCCGTTTTTCCCATTGTAAGGGAAGAGATAGAAAAAGTCGGTTTTGCTTGTCTTGTCATAACAGATACCGCAGCATAAATCACAGAAGACCATACCAAAGTTTCTCCAATAGCCAAACTATTAATATAATCACCAATGGCATCTTTTATTTCATCTACCGTATCATCAGTATAACCAGCCAATTCAGAAATTATGACATTAACATATATTGGAACATATAATGGACGATAAAAGCGAACCGTTGTTACATTATCATAATCATCTGTTATGTTTGTTTCTACATCGCCATTTATATAGCAACCTAAACCTCGATTTTCATATATAATTTGAGCAATATCAGCTATCTCGCCACCTTCAACAACACAGGTAATCGAATGTTCAGGGGACCCCTCAAACGGAACCCCCGCATCTCCAAAATGGGTAGAATTGGTTGCATTTTCATAAGCTTTATATCTTGTAACTCCAGCAACGGCAATAATACCGGCAATAGTACCTTCTAGCATTGTTTGGGAGGGCAATGCTGTTGAAACGGCCTGTCTTTCTCTGAGCTCTGCATCTGTTTCAACAGATACACCAGGAACCGCAGGGACTAAATTTTCTACGGAAGTCCATCCTGCAACTGGCGTCGAAATAGAATTAATATCTCCAACCAAAGCATTTATGGCTCCTATTGTTTGACAAGTTGCCGTTGCGGTTATTGAATAAGAGGTTCCTGGTGGGGAACCGGAAGCCTGTAAAGTAATAGGAGAAGATAAATCCCATTTATTGCCAGCAAGATCGGTAACGATTCCATTTGTTATTGTTACCGCAGATGTCCCTGTTAAAACCACATCACAAGTCGAATATGTAGCTGGCCTTCTTAATAATCCATTTAATCTAACCAAGCTTGATAATCCCGCACCAACAGCAGTGTTGGGACTCATTTGATTATACACATATTGAAGTGTTTGCATCGCTTCAAATATAGATAAGCTTTGGATAGAAATCATTTGATAATCAGCAGAATCTGTTCCTAAATAAATGTCTTGTCCCCAAATTTTCTTGGCAGAGTCGATCATTCTATTTAAAATATCTGCATATGTCGGGATATGTATTCCTGATTCATCTATATACGGGGCAAAATAATCTGACATATTTGTTTTCCTTTGTTTATTTTATTATCCCTGCCATACAATTGGTTCTTCTTGCCACGTAATAGTAGGCTCTCCATGCCATGTAGGAATGACCGGTGTGGCTTGTCTTGCTGTTGAATCTTTACTATCTTGATTACTATTTGAAACAATCAATTTACCAAAAGCGGTATCTACAATGCATGAAAACGAATATGATCTTGTAGAAGAATTATAAACAGAATCAACATTAGAAACATTGATAATTGCTTTATTACCATTTGGCAATTTAAGTTCTCTAATCCTGGAAACAATAATATTATCAATAATTTTTTTATTTGTTCTTTGACCTAAAATCTTTTGCCATAAAGGCAAACCTTCCCTTGTGTTCTCCCACCACTCCCCCATTAATAAAAACAGGGAAGTTTTTATTGCCTGTTGTATTGCTTCAGGATTCCCAACAGAATCTTCTAAATAATCTGAAAAACTTCTTCCGAAGCAATAATCGTGATCGTCATCAAGTCTTCGATATTTCATTGGACACCTGTCGTATTTCTATTCTCTGCATCTTTATGAATATGATTTATAAAATTTTTACCATCAATAGAAGAAGCACCAGAACCATTAAGGATAATTCCTCCGCTTCCTGTTAAATTAATTGTTGTGGCCGTAACACTTTTTGATGCCGCTGTTTCAACAGAACTCGCAGAAGCATCAATATTATGGGTATCACATTCTACGTTAACAATCGGAGCCTTAACATTTATTTCACTTCCAGCCGTTATATTCACTTCGCTGCCAGCTTCTACATTAACCTTATCTGTTGTGATAATATTTATTTCTGCGTCTTTAACTTCAACATAGGAATCATTGCTTAAATTCCTCAATACAGCAGAATCAGTTGAATAATCTGTAATTACCTTGGGCTGACTCCAAACCCCAATCAAAGCAAATCCGTCGCTTAAATCATGACGCCTTCTATCCATTTGATTACCTAGCGAACCAGACTCCCACCATGAATCTATACAATTATCACCAAATACAACCAAACATTCATCGCCAACAGTAACAGGCATCGTTAAAACAAAATTTCCGGCACGAGGCATAAAAATAGGAACATCTTCAATAATTGGAATAGCAACATCTTGATAAGGTTGATTGCCTAAGCTTATCTTTTCCCTTATCATTAATTGGACTGTAACCGTTTGTTTTGCGGCATCAAAGCTTTTAATAGTGCCGGGCATTGCTACCCTTAATTTTACACTAAAGTCCTCGAGCATCCGTTTTAAGGGTTCTGTAGGGGATTTTAGTCTTGCTGATAACGGGACATTACCTTGTGTCATCTTGATACATCCTCCTGGGTCGAAAACATTGAAGCAAGCTGTCCTTCCATGGACTGCGAGCAAGCAATAATATGAGAATACCAATCATTTCCTCTCGAATCACCAACATGACTAACACCCAAAACTTTATAAACACCATCTTTATCTAAACTTGAATATAACTGTCCCAATTGTTGCCTGGCAACCCTTATTCGACTATTATCAATTTTAATTAACATTGGCATTGGTTTAAAAATTTTAATATCTGAATTTAACAAAACAGATAATGAAATCCCATCTTGTGTTTGATGCGGAGCACCAACAATACCGCCTTCTCCCGGAGAAAGCTCTAAAGGGTAAGAAGAGGCATCTTTTTGAATCATAGAGATATAAACACTATCGTCAACAGCACTGATATGGGTTCCGTTTTGTTGTGCAAACTGTCTTAAATAATCAGAAGGTTTACCAAAAAAAGTCTTTGCTCTTGGTAACTGATTTGACTTTGCATTCTCGGAATACATGACACTAAAAGGTTTTCGTGCCCTTTTAGCCATTTCAATCAATAAATCTTTTTGTTCTCTCATTTTTAAAGTTGCTTCAACATGATTTTCATACATCAATTTATCAGCATCAATACAAACCAGAGTCAGAACAGAATCAACATAATCTTCTCTGTGCCAAATTGGTTGGAAAATAGGACCATCATATATTAATCCGTAAGGACCATTAACATAACCCGCTTCAACTAAAACCCGACAACCATTCTTTAAAATAATATTTTCATAATCAGGGGCAAGATTATAAATTGATATTTCCGAATAATTAGGTGTCATCCACCCAAATTTTTGAATCGAAAATTTAACTTTAAGAGAACTTTCCTCATGACTGCTATCTGAAACGATATAAGAAGTATATAAACTTTTATCAACATTGCCATCACTTAGATTAGAGCTATTTGGAACTAATACACTAACTTTCCATTTTCTTCCAAAAAGTTTCAGACCTTCATATTCTGGTGTTGCAATTCTGTCTACCATTTTATATTTCACCGTCCCAAACTAATGCGAAATCAGAACCTAAATTTTGATTATCCGGATTTTCAAAACTAGGAGAATCAACAGTAGGGACCAAATAACCAGCACCCAATAAAAGAGAACAATGTGCCAACAAAATGTCAGAAGTTACATCCCCACCAATAACCAAAGGAATAGAATCTAAAATTATTTCATTTGTTGCTTGGTCTGTTATTGAAATAACCCAATAACCGGCTACTCGATTCCAAGAAGCATTAAATTTATAATTTTTATTCTCTTCATTAATTTGAAGAACAACTTCAAATTCTTGATTCGGTTCCGATGTTAGTGGTATTTGTTGGTACATTATTCTACCTCGCAGAATTACTTAAATATGAAGCTCTTTTTTGCTTTCTATTTTCAATCCCCTCATACACTAAAGAACCTTGTTTCGGAGTATCGGTATTTTGGGCACCTTTTTTATTTTGATCCGTTATGTGGGAAGCTGTATAATTGACCGATTGTTTAGCTACATAAGCAATGATTACCTGTCTAAAAGCAATCTGACACTTTAATGCATTAGCTGTTTTATAATCATCATCAACATCCATAGATTCTATAATCATGTTTTCATAAAAATGAAGCCTAGTATTGATATTAACCAGCTGTCTTTCTTCTTTTAGTTTTCTTAGGGTTTCATAAGCAGAAACACTTTTGGTTTCATAGTCGGTAAACTGACCTGTTAAAACCTCATCCATTGAATCTGAAACAAAAATTTCTACATGTAGCTTGTCAGGTAAATTATAAGCATGATCGCTTATATTGGCTCCTGTCTGAACTGGGTGTTCAGTTACCCTTACAGCACTACTATGACCTTCCCGGATAAAAGCATCAAAGAAATAACCAACTGTAATTTGCTTCTCTTCTCCGCTCTCTTCATTTGTTTTTAATTCCAATCTTGAAATACTATTAGGGACAATAGAAACCAGGCTCGTTTGATCAGAATCTAACCCTCCCTGTCTTGAAACCCACTCTGCAGGGCGGTATGGATATTCGCTGGTATCAACTTCTGGAGCAGGAGTATTGACTAATTTAGCAATATTCCAAGAAGCTTTTCCAAGCATATAAAACAACGAAAGAGTATTTAACGTTCCTTTAAATCCCATATTAATAAACCCCTGCAAATTCTCGATTCAAAATTAAGGTATTTCTATCTGTTTCTTCTTTTATTCTTCTTGCTGTCATTCTAGAAATATCGTCTGCTGAAGCTCCTGTGTTTGACACATTTACATTAACGTGAACGTCTCCTTGCTTTACAGAAACATTCCCTCTAGAAGCAGATGTTGGTATTGATGAAGATTTGCTTTGATTATAATATTGATAGGTTCCCATTACCTGTCGGGTATAATCATCGGTTTGGTGTATCATTTTAGGACCAGCCTTTTTTCTCCAACCGCCACCAGCATTATACCTTTTTAACCCTTCTTCAATACTGCCACCGGCCCTTATTTCATCACTTAATATTTTTGCACCTAAATCTATATTCTTTTTCCAATCATATAGGTGGGAGGCAGGAACTCCGTATAATTTAGCAGTTCCGGGCATTATCTGCATTAAACCAACAGCACCTTTATTGGAAACAACATCGTGCCTGCCTCTGGATTCAGTATACATAACGCTTTTAATTAATTCTTCAGAAATACCATATTTCTGAGAAGCTTTTCTTATTTGTTCCGCATAACTATCTATTCGAGATAAAGCATTACCTTCCATTCTTCCTGATGCGGGAGGGGGAACCTCATAAGAAACACCAGCAGTGCTTCCTGAAGATGCCTGTTGTGCTCTTATGATTTCTTGTTTTGATTTTTCTCTTTCATTTTTTATCTCTTTAGCAACTTGATCAATTTCAGCATTAGATTTAATCTTATCTTTTTGAAAATTTGACCATGCTTGATTCCAACCCTCTTCTCCGTTTAACGCTGCTTTAAAATGTTTATATGCGAGTAAGGCATTCAAAATAACCTTAGTGAAATGAATATTGATTGTTTCTCCAAAATCCCAAATTTTAGCAAGAAAACTATGGCTTGGCCTTCCTTCAAAATGGGCAATCGCATCATCCAATAACAAAAGGGCAGTAGTAATTATGGTTAACCCTTTAAGGAAAGCCCCCATTTTGCCGCCAATAGCAAGAGAGGTAAACAAAGCCAACAATACAGCTTGAAACGCAACCAGATTTCTTGTCCATGTGGGCATCTTTTCCCACCCACGCTCAAAATACGAGAACAATAGTCCCGCCGCTCTCAATATTCCTCCTAGAACCAATCCAATGTCTCGACCAATAACAACAAATGGGTTTAAAAACTTAGCAACCTTATCTGTCCAAGAAGGCATATTATTTTGAATCTTATCATTGATAAATGATAAAGAGCCTTTAAAATTGGAAAGCTCACCATGATTCATCTTAATCAGATGAAATACAATCCAATCCATGGCACTAACCGCTTCAGCCTTAACCCTTGTCCATTCAAAACCAACACTTCTTAATTGAGAAAATGTTTCCCTTACATTGGCAGGAACTTGCATTGATTGAACATCTTTTAAAAGCTCAAAGTATTGACCTCTCAATTCTGGGTTCCAGGCTATTTCATTAAGAGAATGACCTAAGGCATCTGTGGTAATTTTAAAAGATTTGGCTGCTTCATTGGACATATACATTCGTTGGGCAAAAAGCTGATAAGTCATATCACTTTCCGCAACCTTTGTCGATAAAGAAGTAATAGCCCCAACCATTGTTGCAATAGCGCCTACGACGGCTGTTCCTGCTTCTACATATTGCTGTTTTATTTCAGAAGAGTTTTTAGTAATTAATGAAGCAATATCATTTAACGTGCTTTTAAGCTTGTTAAATCCTTCATTATCAACATCAAATCCAAGCCTAACTAAATAACTCTTTAATGCTTCAGTACCCATCGCTATTACCGCCTTCCATCAACTTTTGAAACTCTTCGTACCTTCTTTGATTTTCTCTTTTAACAGTGTTAATTAAATGCCAATCTAAAAGGTCTTTAAATGTATATGTCCCGTCCCATACTTCGTGTTGTTGCCAATCCCCATTTATAAAAGGGGCATAGGCAAAAACGTCTATTTCTTCACATTGAACAGGCTCAAATCCAAGCCTTTGAAGCTCTGGGACAGGCTCTCCAATGTGTCTCCTTGAAAAAAATCAGATATATTAAAAATCAAAGCATGAACGGTTAGACCCATAACCAGCGCAATATCTGTTTCAATATCTTCAACACCCCATCTACCATCGGCCAATAAAATAGGTAATGAAGCAATCACTCCTCCAACATCTTTCAATTCAAAGCAAACTCTTAAGCAATCACATTGCAAATCCATGAAAGTCTTTTTTTCCATTAATGATCTTTCAGGCATTGGAATCTTAATCCCTAATTTTTCCTCCAATCCCATAGGTAATACTTGCATAAGCAGCAAGGAAGAAATATAAGATCCTGTCAATGCATCAAATCTTTCTATTCTCCACTTGCGCCCAAGCAATTCAATATCTTTATGCTGTTCTCTTTTCAAAACTTTCTCCTTTTTGGTTAAACACTATGCAGTTAAAGACTGAATATCTGCTGCCATTAAAACCCATGTAACCATTTGACCTTGTGCTTGATAAGCTTTATCTCCAATCTTCTGAAATGATATCCCTGTTGCCAAATGAGAAGTTCCATCAGAAGTATTTCTTAACGTCGCTGCCATTTGCGCCCAGGCATCAGTATCGGCAATATATAAAGCGTTATAAGCAGCCAATAACCATTTATGAACCTTGCTTGTCTGCTGACACTGAATTTGTACTTGACCATTATGTCCGGCAATCTTGCTGACCATAACAACCCCATCAGCGGCAATGTTATGGGAAGTCTTATCTGTGGTCATCGATATTGTTAATTGACCAATACCTTCTCCTGTAAAAACATAAGCACCTAAATCCGGATGAGCAAGAGCACCGGATAAATCTAAAAAACTATAAACAGTGGGCTCTCCAGCCATTTTACACCTCGCTTTTTAAAATCCTAATTTACCGGCAATCTCTTCTCCGGCAGAACTCAATCTATTAATAAATTTTTGACCAGCAGTGCTTGGTTGATTTGACATCGAAACAATATCTGCTGCCATTAAAACCCAATCTACCATTTGCCCCTGAGCAGCATACGCCTTATCAGGAATTTTATTAAATGACATTCCTCTAATTTCATGAGAAGTACCATCGCAAATATTTCTTAAAGTCGCTGCCATTTTCATCCATTGAGCGGGATCCTGGCTACTATATAAAGTATTATAGGCCCATTGCAACCATTTATGGGCATTGCTTGTTTGCTGACACTGGATATGAATTTGACCATTATGACCTGGAATCTTTGCTCCTAATACTATTCCTCTCGTATCTATTTCATGAAAGGTTTTATCATGAGCCATGGAAATAACAATTTGTCCAACACCACCTTCACTAAAAACAAAAGAACCCAATACAGGATGAGCCATTACTCCGGACAAATCTAAAAAACTATAAACAGTATGATCAAACAAGCTAGGAAATTGCATATATCACCATTCTATCTGTTGACATAAACCCCGATAAGAACCGAATGTACGGCTCCAGCTTCCTTAATGCAGATATAAAGAGGAACTGATTTACGAGCCTCTCTATCGGCCTGAGCTTGGGTTGATAATGCTTCGGCTTGCACTAAATACCCCTTCGGTAATGGGTCATCTGTGCTCAAATTAAGGACATTAACACCTGTCCACGTTCCCGGTGCAATAAAGCCGATACGGACCGCCTCATCGCAAGCCTCGTTACAAGCATGGATGAGTTGTGTAACACCGGCGTCAGTTTGCGGTATTTTCGGATTCTGATATAAAAGATCCATAAGTGTCAGCTGTAAATTATTTACAAACATATCCAGATTAATCTTTTCATCAAAGAATGTACCATCGGCCATTTTACCTTGTTCAAATATGGTATAGTAATTTGCATAATATAAATATGCGTTGCCATATTTGCCTTCCAGAGCCACAATTTCAGTTGCAGTTAAAGGCTCAACTGAAATACCAACTTCTTTCTTAAATTTTAATGTAAATGCAGAATTGGCCAATCCAGAGTTCTGACCGCAAGCATAACCAATAATGGCACAAATAGCATAAATATTATCGGGATAAACCGCACTCTGAGTCGTTGCATATTGCCCAATCGTTCTCGAATAAGAAAGAGCTTTCAAATAAGAGAAAATATCAGGGGGGCTGGAAGCAATAGAGGAAATACAGCCAGCGTCTGAAGTTGTAAATCCATAAATAGATGCAGGAGTACACGATTCTATATATTGGGCGCATTCAATATGGTCTGCATAAACACCCCCTAAACATACAGCGATATACCATTCAGGGCTCTTTGTTCTGCAAGCAGTTAAAGCATCTAAACAAGACTCAACAGCAACCAAATCCTGCCTTCCAATCCACAATTTATCAGGAGCAGGACTCTGACTAAAATAAATCTGTGCTGCAATATACTCTGGGTCTGTACTAATAAATCCATCAACCAACATACTATCAGAATCTTCATAAAGCCGAAGACGTTCTGTAGTATCTATTACATCCGTTGTGCCAATAAACAGTGCCTGATTAAACGTAGACCTGGCAGCAGCTAAAGGGCTGACTTCTACATTTACATCAACAATGCTGTCTAATGACCTTGATCTTTGGGTAACAGTCATTTATTATGTTCCCTCCTTAAATTATTCTTCTTCAATATCTATTGTTGCCTTTATTCCTTCATAATTCATAACAACAATACCAACAGTTTCAATAGCGGGTAATACTCTATTAATAGAAACGCCTTCATTAAAATTAATCGTTAAATCACAGCGTTCATACCATAACCCTTCCCATAGTTCAGGAACTCTTTGGGGAGGATTAAAATCTGCAACTAAAAAAAGCTTTTGAACTGCTAACGTATCATGATGCTCTTGATAAAAAAGACCATCTTTTAACACTCTTGCATTATCCCAACTATCAGGGCCATAAAACTTCCAAGTCACACTTAATGTTCTGGTATATGTTGTTTCCATATTGCCAGCTTCGGGACTACCTTCTTGAGTATAGGTATTTTCTCTTTGTTGTGTGACTGTACTTGGTACATCATAAAAAGATAAAAATACCAAATTGTCATTTACCTCAAAAGCCGGAGCACCATTGGTTGGCCAGGAATGACGTACATCAAAATCAGGGCTATTATTCATAATAGAAACAGTAAGATTATAAAAAACATCTTCTAATTCTGTTTTGGTTAAAATCGCATCTGTTCCCATTTATGCCCCTTTTATTCTAACACCAATTGCTTTCCAAAAACCAAAATCAACATATGGATAAACAGCAACCAATTTATATTCTTCGTTTCTCCAAACACATTTATCAGAAGTACCAGGATCGTCACCTGTTCTTGTAACAAACAATTCCTGTGTAGAATAAAAAGCCATTGCGCCTTTGATTCTATCACCTTCAGGAAACTGATTTAAATCCTTTTGTGAGGCAACATGAACAGAACCATATCCAGCAATTTCTTCCTCTATTTCTGTCCATCTACCTTTAACAAAAGAACCGGTGCTTCTTAAAATAGAATAGGACTGAGCACCCAAATCTGTATCTGCAATTAACGAAGAAACATCAATCATTATTCCACCACATATGTAATA